ATTTTTTGGTGCTATGAAGCACAACAGTTCTTTCGTTGGGAAGAAATGCAAGACTGGTATGAAGAGCAGAAACAAATCGAGTTCCAAGAGAGTGTATTCGAAGAACTATTAGTAACGGGGGCGTAGTGGCAATAGTAGATTTATGGGGCAAACCTGTACAAGGAGGAGGCACTACATTATGTATGAAAACCTCTAAAAAAACACTGGAAGATCCCAAACAAAATATATTCTATCTTACTAATGATAGTGTAGCAATGGTGAGAGATGCTGGATTAAAAGCAATACAAGAGGGCATACCAAGAGAAAAAATAGTTTTTGCAGAAGAGCTACTACATCAAAGAACCTCTCTTAAACCAGAGCAATATTTAAATAAAATAATTATTAGCTCAAAAAATGCTGCATACCATTCGCTTATATCACACATTACAACTGTACTCAGAGCAAAGAAAAATGAGCAGTATATAAAGGGATTTGATGATGAATATGATTATGATTCATTTGGATATAATTATCAAGACAATGTCGCAAAAGATAGGTGGATAAATGGACTATCACGACAATGGGATCATACTATCTGCATTAGTGCTACAAATGTAGGTGGGGCTATATCTGATCTTGACTGGGATAATGTCTATTATCCAATAAAAGTAGATCCAGACAAATATTTAGGAATACGAGACTTAGAGCATTTTGCAGTTACAGAAAAAGAGATACGAGACTTTATGCAGAATAAAGTACTAAGTAAAAGAATGAAAACAATGTTAGCAATGCTTGCAAGCGAAGGTATTTATATTTCGTCAACAGAAAAGATAGAAAATCAAAATAAAATGTACGAAGTATTAAAAGACGAAGGAATTCCTGTAAACATAAGAAACTCTAGTTATTATGATGATCCAAGAGAGGCTACTGGAGCTTTTATTGCAAAAAGAGCAACTCCAAGAGGCGTTAGTCTACCTCATATTCATCATCAAATGACTCTTTATTCTAAAGGAGTATCCCAACCTGAAACTTTACAGGAAAAAAGAATTCTTGGATGGAATAAAAAATTACCGGATGGAAATATGTTGGTTTGTACTAAGGAAGATTGGGATCATACCCAGTGGTCTATCGAGGTTGAAGATAAGTGTGACTTAAACTTTTTACGCCAACCCGCAAAAGATAGACACGCTCAGCTAGGTGATCGATTTGAAAATAGTACAAAATATGTAATTATGCCGAGGGCAAAGAGTAATGGATACAAAGCGCAAATAGAGCCTATTCCAGGTATTACTGAACCTTTATATAGCGTACTTTCTAAGGAAATGTTAGCAAAGCTAGACTATACGCTTATGCAAGAAAAAGTATTCGACGCCTCCACACTAAAACAAAGAGAAGGATCAGCTATATTATCTAATAATCCTGAAGATTACTTTAAGTTACTAAATTTTCATCCACAAGAAGAAGGTTTGAAATATACACATAAACATATTTATATACCCCCTAGATACATAAATGAAGAATATGTATATGGGGAGAGAACAGCAGATCATTTTTATATTAAAAATTTATATTTACCAACAGAAAGAAGTAGTATCACTACTAAGTATGTTGTATCTATTCACCCTAACGGACTCTACTCCGTTTGGTTAAATAAACATACAAATAAAATTGACCAGCAATCAACTAAATTAAAAAGAGAGGAACTTAAAAATATTTCTTGACAGCGATGTTAAAATTCGCTATAATATTCGTTCATAATTAAGGAAACCAATGGGCGACCGATTTTATTTACAACAACTGAATGCTCTGGGCACTTGTCCAGGGTTACGATCAACAACAAAAAGGAAGCGCAATATGGCGTGGGATGACGACAAGAAAGCTGCTGTTATCGCAGCATACGAAGAAGCAGAACCAACTCCAGAAACCTCTATGGAGATTGTCAAAGACATCGCAGAGGAAGTCGAAGAGTCACCAAATGGTGTCCGAATGATTCTCAGCAAAGCCGGTGTATACGTTAAGAAAACCCCTGCAGCAAGCTCTAGCGGTGGAGGATCTTCCTCTACTGGCGGCACTCGCATATCTAAAGCAGCAGCTCAGGAAGACTTAATCGCAGCTTTGACAGATGCTGGTGTAGATATTGATAACGACATAGTTGAGAAACTAACGGGTAAAGCAGCGCAATATTTTGCAAATGCTTTCAGGAGTAACTCCGCAGCCTAACTCTCCTTTCTATAGTGGTGCAGTAAAATATTTTGCTAACCCACTAACTAAGGAGTACCGGTGAACAAGGAGGCTTTAGCAAAGTTAGTAACAGAGTATGGCGATGCAATTATCACATACCGAAGTGAAAACTCCAAAAAACTAAAATACAATGTATGCACATTAGATTTTAGTACCCCGTATATTCAAGACAAAAAGAATAGGGCAAAAGGGTCTGAAGGGACTCTTTTGCTTTTTTGTTGGGATACAGATTCATATAGACTTTTAAAGCCTGAGAATGTTACAAGTGTAGTACCTCTCTCTTCCGTTTTGCAAAATAGGAAGTAGTAATGGAATTATACGAAGCGCCTCCTGTTTATGAAAAAGTTATTCATGAAAACGCAGAAAAACAAACTCAAATAAGACTTACTATCAACCCTTTCCGAGGAATAGAATATCTACATCTACGAGAGTACTACATGGACTTTGAAGAAGAGTGGAAGCCTACACCGAAAGGTGTTGCAATGGAACTAGACTTCAATAACTCAAGAGAAATGTTTTCTGGATTAGTGGAGATACTCTCTCTTGCAGAATCAAAGTCCGTTCTCGAAGATCATTTTAAAGATTTTATTGACGATATCTATAAATAGTTCTTGACTTTATTCCTGAATTTCCGTATAATATAGGTTCTATTCAGTGAGAGAACTATGAAAGAATTTTTGGATCATGCAGCAGACCAGTACTACAATGGTACGCCAATTATATCTGATGCAGAATTCGACAAACTCGCACAGATACACAACTACAGCAGTGTAGGCTACAGTGTAACTGATGGTACTCCTCACTATTTTCAAATGTATTCTCTGCAGAAGTTCTTTTCTGTAGAAGATTGCCCTGCCAGCAGCAATGATGAAGGCTACCTCGGTAGCCCTAAGTTGGACGGAGCAGCCATATCTATTCTTTATGTAGACGGAAAGTTTCAACACGCACTTACGAGAGGCGATGGTAAACTTGGACGAGACATAAGCGATAAAATCCAACATATTGTACCTGATAGAATACTTACCAATCACAGAACAGTTCAAATTACTGGCGAAGTTGTTGCTCCCAAAGAGTTACCAAACGCAAGAAACTTGGCAGCGGGGTCGCTAAATCTCAAAGATGTAGACGAGTTTCTTACTCGACCTTTGAAGTTTGTGGCGTATGACGCTCAGCCAAACCTGCACGCTCTTTGGTCAATGAGTTTAAAACAGCTTTCCAAGCTAGGCTTTGACGTTGTTCTCGGTGAAGATTGGGCAGAAATCTATCCTACCGATGGAGAAGTATATCGTATAAATAGATATGAAAACTTTGAGAAGATGGGATACACAGCCCATCATCCTCGTGGGGCTTTTGCTCTTAAAGAGCAGAAGGAGGGAGTAGTAACTAAACTACTCGATGTAAAGTGGCAAGTTGGCAAGAGCGGTGTAGTGAGTCCAGTAGCAATTCTTGAGCCTGTGCTCATAGGAGAAGCTTTGGTATCTCGTGCTACTCTTCACAATATCGAATATATCCAAGGTCTCGGACTTGAGATCGGATGCTCAGTAGAAGTGATCCGGAGTGGTGAAATTATACCCCGAATTTTGCGACGAGTTGAGAAAAAATAATTCTTGACAAACATCCCAAATTTTAGTAAAATATACGTTCAATTTCAAAGGAGCCTTTTGTGTTACAGATTCAAGCACCTACCAACTGTCCCAGTTGTAATTCAGTACTTGAATGGGTAAACCACATTCTTTATTGCCGCAATACTCTTTGCGGAGACCAATCCTCTAAGAAGATAGAGCACTTTGCCAAGACACTTAAAATTAAGGGTCTTGGTCCTGCTGCAATTGAAAAGTTGCAACTCGAAGTAGTAGATGAAATCTACACTCTTTCCGAAGCAGAGACTGTCGAGAGACTTGGTTCACAAAAGCTTGCTGAGAAATTGTATGTAGAAATTAAGAACTCTGAGCTTGCACCACTGAACGCACTACTACCAGCATTTAGTATTCGTTTGATTGGCAAGACAGCAACCGACAAACTATCAACAGTATGCAGTTCCATAGATGATATAACAGAGGATAGTTGTAAAGAAGCAGGTCTCGGTCAAATAGCGACTAGCTCTCTTCTCACATGGTTAGAGGAAGAATATCCTTTTATTGATCTTCCTCATGACTGGAAGTTTATTAAGCCTGAGAAGAAAGTATCCGTAGGTGTAGTTTGTATTAGTGGTAAGTTAAAGAGTTATAAAACCAAGGCTCAAGCCGCTCAAGTATTGCAAGAGTGTGGCTATACAATCAAAGATAGTGTCACTAAAGACGTAACAATACTCGTCAATGAAAGTGGTGTTGAGTCCCAAAAAACACAAAAGGCCAGAGAAGCTGGCGTAACTATAGTCGAAAATCTAGTAGATTTTTTAGGAGAAAAACATGGCATTGCCTAAGTGGACTGAAGAGCGTACCAATGAACTTACTGAGTTCGTTGGAGATGAAGCTCCCATATCTCAAGGAACTGTTGCAGAAGCAGCAGAGCAACTTGAAACCTCAACCCGTTCAATCTCTAGCAAATTGCGAAAGATGGGTTATGAAGTAGAATTAGCGTCTACCGCTACTACACGAACTTTTTCGGAAGACCAAGAGGCAACTCTTGCAGCTTTCGTATCAGACAACAGCGGTGAGTATACTTACACTCAAATCGCTGAGCACTTTGAAAATGGTGCATTTTCTGCCAAGTCAATCCAAGGAAAGATTCTTTCTATGGAATTGACCGATCACGTCAAGCCTGCTCCCAAAGTAGAAGCAGTGCGAACCTACTCTCCAGAGGAAGAAGACACCTTTGTTGAGATGGTAAATGACGGAGCATTTGTTGAGCAAATCGCAGACGCTCTTGATCGAAGCGTAAACTCAGTACGAGGCAAGGCTCTTAGCCTCCTTCGTTCTGGTGATATTGATGCGATTCCGCGTCAAGAGTTTACAAAAGGAACTTCCAAAGAAGATCCTTTGGCAGATTTGGGCGACGTGTCAGAAATGACTGTCGACACAATAGCAGACGCTATTGGCAAAACTCCTCGTGGAGTTAAGACGATGCTAACGCGTCGTGGCCTTATCGCGGCTGACTATGACGGTGCTGCAAAGCAAGCAAAAGCAGCAGGTTAATTTAGGCGGGGAAACCCGCCTTATCTTCGGGGGAAGAGTTGAACATCGCAAGTGCGTTAATAAAGCAGGTTATAGCTCTGCAGGATTTTGATACCTGGAGTTCTGTACGCCGAGATTATTTACCAACCGAGTATCATAGTTTATTTTCTATAATAGACAAACATACTACGACGTATCACTCTCTTCCCACCTTTGAAGAGTTAAAGTTTTCTATTCGTGATTCAAAGTCTCTTGAAAAGCTCTATGCTATTGAGACAGTACAAGTTGAGGCGGATGCTTCAATGCTTCTTGAGTATCTCAAGAACGAGTACACTCAAAAAGAGATACTTGATTCACTAGAAACTTATATTGATAATTCTGTAGCTTTTGAAAATGCAGAAGAATCAGTAACCCACCTGCATCAAATTGTTCTCGATGTCGAGAAGAAAGTTGATTTGCAACCGCCTCAGGAGAGTATGCAACGTATCTCTCTATTTGAGGATGATGAAGAGATTTCCAGATATCTTGCTCTGGGCTTAAATGAGAACTATGATCGTGAGATTCGGTTCTCTCCAAAAGACCTTGTGTTGATTGGTGGTCGACGAGGTGCTGGTAAATCTCTGACTTGTGCTAATATTGCTCACAATGTGTTTGAAAGTGGTAGGTCTGCGATGTATTTTACCATCGAGATGGACTCTATCCAGACTCTGCAAAGAGTCTGTTCAATCGCAACGGGGATACCATTCTCAAGACTTAGAACTAAAAATCTAAGTATTCAAGAATGGGAACTTGTAACTGGCTGGTTTGCTAGTCGTTTTGAAAACAGTAACGGAATTTTTGAAGAGTACAAGGAACACCGAAACTTTGAAGACTTTCATCATAAACTTACAACAACCTGTGGGCTTCTCCCGACCCAACAAGTAGATGTAATTTATGATCCAGCTTTGACGCTTGCAAAGATCAAAGCAGAAATGGACAAAAAAGTGAAAGCTCTCGATGTTGCAGTAGTTCTTGTAGACTACATAAACCAAGTGAAGCGTTCAGCTATTCCATCTCGCATGGGACAGTACGACTGGACAGAACAAATAGAAGTGAGTAAGGCACTAAAGAGTATGGCACAAGAGTATGAATGTACTGTTGTGACTCCATACCAGACAGACGCTAGCGGTGAAGCGCGTTTTGCGAAAGGTATACTTGATGCTGCAGATGCTGCGTATGCTCTTGAGACTTATGACCAAGAAGATGCGTGTATCACATTCAATTGTACTAAAATGCGTTCAGCCGCTATGCGATCTTTCTCTTCCACAGTCAATTGGGAAACTATGAAGATTGGTCCAGAAAGTGCAATGACTCCGAAAGAAAGAGAGGAGTCAGAGCATAAGACAGGAGAAGATATAGATGATATCTAGAAGCGACCTGCCTCAGCTCAGTGTAGAACTACTAGAAGAAAGAAAAATTCCTTATGAGTATCTCAAACTTACTCTATCGAGTATAAAGCCTATCCAGAGTGATCGGCTTCCTTTTGATGATAATAGATATCTTGAAAGATATGTAAAAATTGTAAATGATGCCTATAAACCTCTTGTTATAGATAAAGACTTTTATCTGATAGATGGACACCATCGTTACGATATTATGAAACGTATGGAGTTTCTTGAAGTTGTAAGAGTTTTACAGTGTGGAATTAGTTATCAAACAGTTATAGAACTTTTCAAAAAATAATTCTTGACTTTTTAATCTCAAGTTGATATAATACGCATATGAAAAACAGGGGCAATTCTGCCTCTGTTCTTCGTTCATCTTACTCTGTAAGACGGAAGTAGACAATTTTTGTTGAAGGAACGCAGACCTTTAGGAGAAATGTTATGACTACTATATACAGAGGCGTTAGAGCGCAGACGCATATTTCAGAAAACATTGACAAAAGACCCACACGTGGTGTCTATAGAGGTGTCAAGTGGCAGTCTGAGGATGCACAGCCAGCTCCAAAAATGACTCGCGGTACATACCGAGGAGTCAAGTGGGGCAACTAAGCCGATAGTCCCGACAGAAGGGAAGCACTGGCTTCCCTTCACCCTTCCTTAAAAATACTTCTTGACATTTTTGCTCAAACCCGGTATAATGTATGTTCTCATTTCGGAGGAAACTATGTTTATACAAGGCAATCTAAATTATACCTACTCAGGTAGAAAGAAAAATACTCAGAAAGTCAAGAAAGTTCAAAAGACTTTCATACCTCTCAATCCCAAAAAACATCATCAGTTTAGTCCAATATGGTGGGAACAAAAGAAAAATGAACCAAAGTCTAAGGAATTTTTGCCTTGGACAGATCCAAACTGTCAACTCTACAAGAAAAATATCAGTAGTAAGTATACAGTCAGTGTGCCTTATAACAAAGGTGCGTATCAAGTAATTTCTAAAGAGGATGTAAAACACATTGGAAAGTAGTATAACATATCAAGCTGTAAAAGCTCTACAGGCCCAGCTTCAAGCTGCATACTCTCGAATTGCAGCATTAACTTCTGAAGTCGACATATATAAGAAAAAATATCGAGACGCTATAGATAATAATGAGTACAAAGAAAAGTACCGAAGCTTAAGAGATCATCAACACGATATTTTGGAGAAAGATTTCAAGAGACGACAAAAGTCTTTAACTGAACTAAACTATGATGGTGACGAAGACTAGTATGCCAAAACTTATCACAAAACGAATGGAACAACTAGAGCTTTTCAAAAAAGAACTACCTTCAGCAGTAGATGATGCTGCTGCGGTAATGTCACAGCAATTGGAACTATTAAATTCTGAGTATCAAATCAGGGGCAGCGAGGATCTTAGATTTAGAGAGGATGCGCCTATTACTTGGAAAGAAGTAGTAAAAGACCCTGAGTCAGTATTTACATTAGTCTGTCTCGTAGTAGTACTATTATTAATGATATTTTGGTAATGAACGTAGAAGAACTATTACAATCAAGAGGTATATCGTACATACCAAAAGGAAAAGACTTCGTAGTACGTTGTCTTAATCCTGACCATGACGATAAGAACCCAAGTATGAGAATCGATCAGATTGATGGTCGATTCAACTGCTTTGCCTGTGAGTATAAAGGCAATCTTTTTTCTTTATATGGAGAAAAGTTTGGCGGCTTACAGGTAAAGAGAGATATAGTGACTAAAAAGATAAAAGAAAAACGAGCAGAAAGTATTGGACTAACCTTTCCTACAAACTATATGCCTTATGTCGGTAACTGGAGAAATATATCTCCAAAGACATATGCGAAGTTCGAAGCCTTTGAGCATACAGGAAAAGATTACACTAGTCGAATAAACTTTCCGATAAGAGATATTTCTGGAAAGATAGTAGCTTTTCAAGGCAGACATACAGGTGGAGATACTCCAAAGTATCTATTTACTCCACCTGGTGCCAATTTGCCTCTTTTTCCACAAGTATCTCCTCGTCAGGGAGATATTATCCTAGTAGAAGGCATATTTGATATGCTAAATCTACATGACAAAGGAATACAGAATGCTGTATGTTGTTTTGGTACAAACAATATCAATGAAGACAAGCTTGCAATACTGAGTATGCAAGGTGTAAGTAGAGTTACTATCTTCTTTGATGGAGATGAAGCAGGACAGAAAGCAGCCATAAATGTGAAAGTGATGAGCGAAAAAATTGGTTTTCGCGTCCGGAATATTGAGTTGAAAGACTTAGACCCCGGAGCACTTACAGAAACTCAAATCCGTAAACTGGAGAGTAAATTATATGCCTAAAGTTGCATTAGTAGAAACTAAACCAAGCCGCACTAACTTCTCAAAAGAGTTTGATGGTGCATTTGAATTTGATCAGTACCAGTTATGTTCTGATCCGAGTATAAAGAAAGTATTAAAGAAAGATTGTGATATTTCAATCGACACGGGGTTGTACGATTGGGTAGTTCTAGTAGGTGCAGATGCGCTGAAGTACTTCACAAAAATCAATTCAGTTACAGAATACTCTGGCAAGAAAGTAGAGGATAAGTTCTTGCCTGTAATAAATCCTGCAATGCTTGCCTTCAAGCCAGAAGCTCGCAGAACGTGGGATGACTCTAAAACAAATATTATTGCTTACATCAATGGCGAGATAGAAGATATAGTTATTGATGAAAGCATTGCCAAAGGTACACAAGATACCGAAGTAGCAAAAGAATGGATTCGTGGAGCTTTAGCTCACACCGGAGATTATATCGCACTTGACTCAGAAACAAGCGGCTTATACCCTCGCAACGGTCATATGATTGGTATCTCTATGTCCTACAATGGCGAAGACGGTATCTACATTGACACGGATTGCTTTGATGAAGAAATAGAAAAGATGCTTCATGAGCTATTTCTAAAGAGACGAGTAATCTTTCATAATGCAAAGTTTGATATGGCTTTCTTTGAGTATCACTTTGGTTTTGAGTTTCCCAACTTCGAAGACACCATGTTGCTCCATTACCTCATAGACGAGAATCCCGGAGGGCATGGTCTGAAGCAACTCTCACTGAAGTTTACACCCTATGGTGATTATGAAAAACCAATGTACGATTGGATTGACCAGTACAAAAGATCCAATGGGCTAAATCAAAGTAACTTTGCTTGGGACATGATTCCCTTTGATATTATGAAAACCTATGCAGCAATGGATGCTGTATGTACTTTTCTGCTTTACCAAAAATTTAAGAAAATTAAAAACAATCCAAAGCTCAAGTGGGTATACGACCACATTCTCATTCCTGGCTGCCGCTTTCTTATGGACGCACAGGATAATGGTGTACCCTTTGACCCACAACGCCTTCTCAAATCTCAATCATTAATGCAAAATGACATTGATGACGCTATTAGTGAATTATACGAAGTAGAAGCAGTACGAAACTTTGAAAAGGCTCAAGAAAAAGAATTCAATCCCAATAGTACAGTTCAACTACGAAGTTTGTTATTTGACTACATTGGTCTTCAACCCACAGGAAAAAAGACAGGTACAGGAGCTAATTCAACAGATGCAGAAGTACTGCAGCAACTCGGAGATCAACACGATGTTCCACGATTTATACTTAACATACGCCAGAAATCCAAAATCAAGAATACATACCTTGATAAGATTATACCCCAACTTGACCGTGATAGTAGATTGCGCACTAACTTCAATCTGCATGGTACTACTAGCGGGCGTCTTAGCAGTTCTGGGAAGTTAAACATGCAACAGCTGCCTCGCGACAATCCAATTGTTAAAGGCTGTATTCGTGCAAAAGAAGGTAACAAGATTGTTGCAATGGACTTAACTACCGCAGAGGTATATGTTGCAGCAAAGCTGGCCGAAGATGAAGCACTCATGGATGTATTTCGTAGTGGCGGAAACTTTCATAGTAGTATCGCAAAGACAGTATTCAAACTACCCTGTGAAGTAGAAGATGTTGCAGAGCTTTACGGAACTCAAAGACAAGCTGCAAAAGCAGTTACATTCGGTATTATGTATGGAGCTGGTCCTTCTAAGATCAGTCAACAAGTAACAAAAGATTCAGGGAAGTATTTTAGTGTATCAGAAGCTAAAGAAGTTATCGAAGATTATTTCGGCTCTTTTCACCGTCTTAAAAAGTGGATTGAGACAAATCAAAAATTCATTGTCCAGAATGGTTTCGTATATTCGTTTTTTGGGCGAAAAAGACGATTACCAAACGTATTATCTGAGGATGCTGGTATCCGTAGTCATTCTGTTAGGTCTGGGCTTAATTTTCTCGTTCAGTCTGCTGCTTCAGACATTAATCTTTTAGGAGCGATTGATACTCACAG